GCTTCAAATATGATGGGCCTGTCTTTGACACTATGCTTGGAGAGTATGTCTTACAACGTGGACAGAAGGAGCCTTTATCACTAGAGGCTTGTGCTGAACGCTACGAGTTAGATACTAAGAAACAAGATACACTAAAAGAATATTTTAGAAAAGGATATAGCACACGCGACATACCATACAATGAGTTATGTGAATACTTATCTTCTGACTTACACGCTACACAGCAGCTATCTGACAAACTAATGCGACAGCTAATGACAGATAGTTCTAGCCTAATGGACACAGTAACGCTGACCAATCAAGTATGTGTTACACTGGCACGTATCTATCAACGTGGGTTTAAGGTTGACATGGACGTTCTTGAGAATGTGCGTCAAGAGTTTGAAGAAGAGAAGCGTCAACTTATTGACAGCCTACAAGTTCATGTTAGCAAGGTAATGGGTGACACACCTATTAATCTTAATAGCCCAGAGCAATTGTCTTGGGTTATCTATGGTCGTAAGGTTATTGATAAGAACGATTGGGTATCACTTATTGATCCATACATGCCTAACGATGAGTTCAGGCAGATGGTTGCCACACGCACCCAGCGTTTGTATCGCACTAAAGCTGTACAGTGTAGCCACTGTAATGGCACAGGATATGTACGTAAGATAAAAAAGAATGGACAGCCATTTGCCAAACAAAGCAAGTGTCCAGAATGCCATACAGCAGGTTACTTGTTTGTACCCACAGATACTATGGCTGGTTTTAAGTTTAAGCCACCCTCACCTAAGTGGGCTAGTGCCAATGGATTCTCAACAAGCAAGAGCAACTTGCAATTACTTGAGGCAGGTGCTAAGTCTAAAGGTATGGATGATGCAGCAGACTTTTTATCTAAGGTAAAGAGACTAAGTGCTGTTGATACCTACCTGTCATCTTTTGTTGATGGCATTAAGAACTACACCAAACAAGATGGTATGCTGCATGTCAGCCTACTACAACATCGCACTGCGACAGGCAGACTGTCAGGTGCTAATCCAAACATGCAGAACATGCCACGTGGCGGCACGTTTCCTGTAAAGAAAGTATTTGTGTCACGATGGGATGGTGGTAAGATACTTGAAGCTGACTTTGCACAGCTAGAGTTTCGTGCTGCTGCATATTTATCACAGGATGGAGTTGCAATTGAAGAAGTATCTACTGGGTTTGATGTACACGCATACACCGCTGAAGTTATTACTAATGCTGGTCAGCCTACGAGCAGACAGGATGCGAAAGCGCATACATTTGCGCCCCTCTACGGGGCCACTGGGTTCGGAAGGACGCCAGCAGAAGCAGCCTACTACGAACACTTCACAGACAAATACACGGGAGTTGCCTCTTGGCACTCCAAGTTGGCTAAAGAAGCTATATCAACGCAGAAGATAGTCACGCCGTCTGGACGTGAGTTTTCTTTTCCTGATGTAGTTCGTAAGCCTAGTGGTCGTGTATCATACTTCACACAGATCAAGAACTATCCTGTGCAGTCATTTGCTACAGCAGACATTGTACCTATTGCTTTACTACACATTGATAAACTACTTGACAACATGCAGTCATGTGTGGTAAACACAGTTCACGATTCAATTGTTATTGACGTACATCCAACTGAAGAGGAACGAGTTATTGATATAATTGACCAGACTAACAAAGACTTACCCAATTTGATTACTCTTAGGTGGGGGATAACTTTTAATGTGCCTCTATTATTAGAGTCAAAAATTGGACCGAATTGGCTTGACACTAAAGATGTAATTTGATATAACTACGGTTCTAAACTTTGAGAAAGGAAAGTAAATGACACAATTGACTACAGTAGATACGAATAACTATGCCGCTATGGCTAAAGCTATGGGCATAGCACATGAGAAGACATCATCTTCTTCTAGTTCGCTTGCACGTTTACGCATTAATCACTCGCCTATTATCGGATCAGATAAGGTGTTGGTTAAAGGTGGTGCATACAAGCTAGAGATACCTGATGGTCCTACTCACTATGCTAATAGCATTAAGATGCGTCCTTTTATGCAACGCTTTATGCACAAGCGTTTTGTTCAAGGGGATGCAAAGAATCCTAATCGTTATATCAAGAGCGTGATGGCAGATACACTGGACATTGACCTCAAAGATAATGACGGTGGGTTTAACTGTGGTAAACCCGCAGGATACATCAAAGACTTTAAGGCACTCCCGCAGTCACAGCAAGACCTGCTCAAGCAGATTAAGCGTGTCCGTGCTGTCTTTGGTGTGGTGGAGATGATTGACCCCAAGAGTGACCAAGGTGAAGCTGTAAAGGTAGAGCCTACACCATTCATCTGGGAGATTGACAACCGTGACGCATTTAAGGAGATCGGTATTAGCTTCACCTCATTGGCAAAGATGCAACGCTTGCCTATCCAGCATATTATCACTGCAAATACCAGTGAGCGTAAGATTCCAACAGGAGCATCCTACTACGTACCTGTGGCATCGCTGGATGTTTCTAAGACCATTGAGTTGACTGACCACGATCAGGCTCTGTTTGGTGACTTCATGTCATGGATTGATAATTACAATAACTACATTATCAATGCGTGGGCAGAGAAAGCTAACTCTAAAATGGAAGATGACGATATTAATGTGGTTGATGACCTCGTTGATATTGAAATTGAAGAAGAGGTAGCGTAATGCATCATCCTGCTGAACTCGCACTCCATCAATATATGGAAGACGCAGTGCAAGGCAAAACAGAAATGTCAGATGAGACAATTAAACAAGTCTCTTCTGATATAGCTGAAGCACTGAAGAAGCAGTTTGGCAGTGGTAAAAAGCGGGGCGATTTTAAACTGCGTATGTCAAACGTAGGTCGCCCCACTTGCCAACTTTGGTATGAGAAGAATAAGCCAGAAGTGGCATTGCCATTGCCTACTACATTTGTAATGAATATGATGCTTGGGGATATTGTTGAAGCAGTATTCAAGGGTCTACTCAAAGAAGCTGGAGTTAAGTATGAAGAGCCTGAACATGTCACACTGGAACTGGATGGTACATCCGTTAATGGAACATACGATATTGTTGTCAATGGTGCTGTTGATGACGTTAAGTCAGCGTCTGATTGGTCTTATCGTAACAAGTTTGAGTCATATGAAACATTGGCTAATGGGGATGGGTTTGGTTATGTAGGACAACTCGCTGGCTATGCTAAAGCATCTGGTAAAAAAGTAGGTGGTTGGTGGGTAGTTAATAAAGCCAATGGCAGATTTAAATATGTACCAGCATCAGGTCTTGACTTAGATAAAGAAATTGCTAAGATACAAAAGACAGCAGACACAGTAAAGGAGAACAAGTTTGAAAGGTGTTTTCAACCAGTACCAGAGAAGTTTAGAGGTAAGGAGACAGGTAATAAAGTACTTAACGATGGGTGTAAGTTTTGCTCTTATCGTTTTGATTGTTGGTCTGACCTAACAGAAAGGCCATCAGTTAAATCACAGGCTAAAATGCCACCTACCGTAGCATATATTGGAGAAGTAGTTGCACCATAAAGCATGGAGAGCCGCACGTAAGTATGGGTATCGTAGTGGACTAGAACTAACCATTGCAGAAAAAATGAAGGCAGATAAAGTATCATTTAGATATGAGGCCATCAAGATTGAATGGGAAGACCTAGCCTATCGTACCTATACTCCTGATTATATTCTAAAGAATGGAATTATAGTTGAGGTAAAAGGTAGATTCGTAACAGCAGATAGACGTAAACATATTGAGATAAAAAAACAACATCCTAAACTTGACATACGTTTTGTCTTTGAGAATAGCAGGAATAAAATACGTAAGGGAGCAAAAACAACCTATGGTGATTGGTGCATCAAGAATGGATTTAGATACTATGATCGTATTATACCAGAGGATTGGCTAAAAGAAAAAGGTAAGGACAAACATCCTAACTTTATTTGTCACCCAAACTCTACAGTAAAAAGGAGGATTAAAAAGTGAATAAAGATGAAATTATTAAAAACATCAATGATGAAGACTTTATAATACGTGTCAGACCTTTTGCTGATGACGATGGTGATTGGAGTGGGGAGTTGGATATATCCATTATGGCATTTCCAAATAACCCATTGAGTGATGAGGACTACGGACAGGTTATGCATTTTGTTAAAATGATGTGTTCTACTGTGCCTATTATGGAAGAATCAAAAGAAATACGTGATATCGTCAATGAATATGTGTTAAAAGTTATTGACAACGAAATGGATATTGATGTAGAACTAGAGGAAGAGATGGGCGTTGAGAAAGAATATGATGGCAACGTAGTACATCTTACCTTTAACACTAAGACAGGAGGTACAGCATGAGGCATGAAGAGTACATGAAGGAAGCTATGAAACAAGCTATGGATCAGTCTGATGTATTAGAACGAGCAGGTAAAGAAGCATACGGTAATGCAGATATGGTTAATAGTCCTACTCATTACAATCAGTCTGGTATTGAGTGCATTGCTGCCATACAAGCTGCTCTTGGTCCTAATTTTAAATACTACCTACAAGGTAATGTTATGAAATACATGTGGAGATTTGACTACAAAGGTAAACCACTAGAAGATTTACAGAAAGCACAGTGGTATTTAAATACACTACTTGAAGACACGGTGGCTAGTGATGAGAGTTAAAATGTTTATAACACTAGACATAGACGAAGAAGAATATCCAATACCTGCTGATGGACAGGTTGGGGAAGAAATAGAAGATGGTATACGAGAATACTTATATGATGTAGAAGGTGCTGAAATTAGAACAATGAGAACTATAACGGAGTGACAGATGAATAATTACCTACCCACAGACTATCAAAACTTCATTGCGCTATCACGGTATGCCCGATGGAAAGAAGATGAACAACGCCGTGAGACATGGGGCGAGACAGTAGAACGATACTTTGATTACATGAAGAACCATCTGTATAGTACGTGCAGATATGTAATGCCTGACGATTTAAGAGGCGAACTAGAGCAAGCTGTATTGAATCAAGACATCATGCCCAGCATGAGAGCATTGATG